GCGGTAGAGTTTGAAATCTCTGCGGCCGTCAAAGTCTTGCTTGCTCGGTCAGTCCATACCGCTGCAACGAGTTCTTGGAGTTTAACGGTCACTGATTTTGTCACATGGCTGTTTGCTGCGAGAGGGATAATCAAGCCCTGTGCGTTCCCTGCGTTCGCAAAGGTGACTGCTATCGTTCTGGTACTTGATAATGCCAGCACAGTCGTTGAGAACATGCTTAGGTTATAAGACTCGGCTCGGTAGAAGCCACTAGCTGTTGCGAGCGTGGTTGCTCCGTTTGATACGATAACTGCCATTAGATAGTCTCCTCATACGCATCACACACAGCCTGAGCGAGTGCGGTTAGTTCTATTTTGCCGTCACCAACTTCGCCATAAGTAGCAAGGTCGTGGACAACGATATCATCACCGTTACTCATATCCCATGTCACACTCGGAAGCGTGTTTGGTTCATCAAGATTGTGGTATCTGCGGTTTATTGGTTTCATGGGAATGTCGCTCCTCTTGTCCCCCAAGTCGGTGAACCACTAGGGGCAAGTATTTCTGATTGATAAACCGTCGTATAGCTACCCGTTCCTTTGGTATAACTAAAGACTTTAGTAGTGAGGTTTTTACGCATAACGTAGTAGTTGGTGTCATCATTTTCAAAGAAGAAGTATTTGTATGTACCATCATCTGAGATAGCTTGTATGCCATAAGCATCTGTGTGTCTCGTAGGTGTTGATGTAGATGAAGTGAGCAACCGACCAGTCTCATCTGTAATCAGGTCTTTTTGTGCGTCAGTTCCTTCTTGTTTTGCTACGAGTCTTCTGTCTGCCATTTTTGTTTCCTTTTAGCCTGATTATACCACGGTTATGCGCCCTCGCACTCTTTTTCAGCAGAACGTACAATCAGCCTAGCCACCGCTTGCAGCACATAACAGTGTGGCTCAACGCTAAAATCAATGTCACAGCCAGACATGTCAAAATGGTCAATATCATCAGGTAGCTGCGCTTGCATGTCTCTCGCTTCTTCAACGTGGTCAGATAGCCAGATGTAATCCTCATCAAGGTCAAGTATTACACCGTCCAGCATGTCGTTACCATAACTCAAAGAGTACGCTTCAAAGTCTCTTGGTTCACCGTTAATTTTTATTCTCATACAAGCCCTCTCTGACAAAGCCAGCTTGCAAAAGCAAGTGATGTCCAATCCTGCCAGCTAAGGTGCTGTCCTGCTCTAGGAAGTGTTCAGATAATGCCAAGTGAACATTCACAGGGTCAGTCTGCTGTGCGTCTCGTAGTTCGTCTAGTAGCAAGATTGCGCCCATAGCCATTTCAGGGCTTGGCTTCGGTGGTGGTCGTAACTCAGCATGTAAGTCTCGGTGTATCGGTGCATACAAGGTGTTCTTTGACAAAGGGTGATTACGGAGTGATTTGAGTATCGGGGCTTTGTACCATGCCCTATTCCACCACATGTGATGAACGGTGTATTCACGCTCAAATCGGTATTCACGTTCCATTATTCGTCCCTCATCATACAGGCAATCATCATAATCGTCCCCATGCACAAAAGCCCCCAAACTGCTACGTTGAGGGCTGTGAACAAAGAGTCCACGGTTAACTCCTAGACCTGTCTATGTAGGGTGAGTAGTAATTGCCCATGTCGTCCCAGCCACCAGTACAGCGCAGTTGACCTGCATCAGGGCGTTCAATTACTGGTAGTTGCTCATACTTAGGGAACGGCAACTCTGGCTGTGCCTCTAGGTGCTGGTCAAGCATTGCTGCTGCCCCTGTGTTGTGTTCACTCAGGCATAGCTCGGTAACATGCCCTGCGTTCCAAACCCTGCTCAGAAACGCCCCAGCTCGCTCTAGGCGTGGGAATAGGTGCGGTTGATATGCTTCAAATGGTTTATCTTGTTCCACGATATGCCCCTTAGTTCTTTACGGCTGGTACTACTACGTTCCAAACTGCTGAGATTCCTGCTGCTACTGCTGCAAGAAGTGCTGTCTTTTCAAAGTTAAAACTTGTTACTGCCCAAGCTGCGAGTGCTGCTTGCACAAAGGTCTTAGCTGCTCTTACTACTACGTCGTTCATATAGAACTCCTTACTTCACTCGGATTTTCTGTCCGATTGAGATTATGTTTAGATTCTTAATCTGAGGATTAAGCGATTTGAGTTTAGGGAGTGTTGTGCCGTATTTCTTGGCAATAGAGGTCATGGTGTCTTTGTTTACGACAGTGTGGTAGATAGCTACAGGTTTAGGTGCAACTGGCTTGGTAGCTGGAATAGTGACGTACTTGCGTGGGTCTACTCGTACACCGCCCTTGAACATAACCCAGTGGAGGTGGGTTCCTCTGATGCCAGCAGGTATCGTGAAGCCCGTATAGCCCATATATCCGACTATCTGCCCCTCTTTGACTGTCTGACCGACTTTGACGATTGCAGAGTTGAGGTGGCAGAGACGGTGTGCGTCACCAGCAGGATTGCCGATTTGTACTACGTTGCCAGCGTTTGATACGCCAGACCCCATTTGACCAACGTGTGTGACCTTTCCAGCCACAGGTGCAACGATTGGTGTTCCTAGTTGGTTTACAACGTCTACAGCCTTGTGTAGCGTCCAGAAGCCTTGTGAGACTCGTCCGTAAGTTGGTGATTTCATACTTTCTCCTTAGTGAGTTTTAAAATACTCAACGATTAGATATAGAAGCAACGGTGCAACAATGGCACCACAAATAAATGTAACAACTGGGGTAACGGTAAGCTTCTTTTTGAAAGCTTCTACCTCAATCTCAAGCACGGTGATTTTATCAGTGATGATAGTATTTAGGCGTTGGTCAAGCTCAATACTAGATACTTTTTCACGCTCTATCTGTTCAATCCGTTTTGTGAAGGCTTCGAAATTACGGTCAAGTTTTTTGTCAATATCATCTAGTTTCTTGGTATTGTTGACCATTTGGATTTCTAACCCTTTAATTTTTACTGCTTCAGATTCTTCCATATCATTCCTTAGACGTAAGTGAACCGTGCTTTTATATAGTGAAGCTCGACCAAGTTGTTAGTGCCTAGGGATATAGCGTTTGAGGCGTTACCGACGAGACCCATGAGCGTGTATGAAGTGGCTGAGGTAAGCAAAACAGCTTTCTCGGACATAATTGATTGAGAGAGGTTTCCCGAAGTTGTCACATTTGTGCTTAAAGACACTGTCGTCTCTGGGTTTGTTTCCGTAGTGCCATCTGATGATAGGGTGACTTTGCCGAGCCTACCCGTAGCTGCCCCTATGCTAAGCAGCATTTCAACGGAAAATAGGCATAGACTCCAGCTACCGATAGGGACGGTCAGTCTCCTATTGAGCGTGGCCAATGATGTGCTTGCGGTGGAAGTAGTTGTCTTTCCTAGCATAATGATTTCCCACTTACCCTTATCTGCTGGAAATCCATACGGAGTTTGTTGTGTCGAGTAAGCAACCGCACTCACCCCACCACTTTTCGGGATAGCGTACCCTTCTGGTACTTGGACGGTAAGAGTAGTGTCAGTAGAGAATGAGTTAGCGGTGATGATGCCGTATTCTGTAGAGTTGAATGGTGAGTCAGTAGTAAAGCCAGCAGATGCTTGTGCGGTGAGGTTGTTGGCGTTGGCGTTGTTGTCGTTGCCGTCACCGTTAAAGTCGAAGTGAGATACGATTGAGGTTTCTGAGCCTGTCATGCCCTGAGATATGAAAGTAACTATGTTTGCTTGAGTGATTTTAGCTGATGAGTACCATGCTTGAGCGATTTTGCCGTCAAAAGCTGCAGTACCAGAACCATAAGAACCAACCTCTAGGTTCCCTGCTTGAACGAGAGCTGTAGGGTTAGTGCCAGCTCGCTCTACTGATGCAGGCACACCCACGCCATCTATCATTATATAAGAAGTAGTAGTAGTTGAGGTAAAGGCAGACATATCTAACTGGGCAGCTACATGAACCCACTTATTGAGTGGTATAGATTGGTATGACACTACCCTACTGTAGTTTGACCCTGACGCATTATTGCCCTGTAAAAGCACCTGACCCGATGAGTTAATATAAAGCAGCCAACCACTTGTACCATTGTAGCGGGATATAATCACTTGCGACGCACCAGTATAACTCTCCAAATTAATCCACGCCCCTACACAGAAGTCATCCGTAAACGTAGTCCCTGCTGGAGAAGTCTTAGACCAATACTGTGAAGAAGAAGCTTCAAGGTCAGTACATTGAGTAGGGGGGGTTACTGTACGGGTAGCACGAAGCCTCATGCCGTTAGACACGGTGTCTGTAAGGTCTGTCCCATTGAATACGAGGTTGTAGGAACGGTTGCCGTTGTAGGTAACGGTATCTGGGGTTGGGAGACCACCTTGCCAGCCGTCTGCTTTTTTGAGTGAGGCGGGAGCACCATAGTTTGTAACAGAGGTGGTATCAGTTGCACTCGTCACAACTCGAGCGAGTCGGATATGACTAGCAGCGAGTGCAGGAGCACCAGCACCGTTAGCAACTTCGTTATAATCCAATACGCCATTATCCCCCAGGTCAACATAGGTGTCTTTAGAGGCAGTAAATGCACGGTTGGAAACAGCGTCAACAGGGAGGCGGATACCATTGATGTAAGCAACCCCAGCTGACATGTCTGCGGTGAGCCCAGTGTCGTCTGACCAGATGAGCCCAGATGCGATGTGGTCTGATACAGTTTCATTAAAGCGAGTGATGATATCGTCTGGTACGTTGAGTGCATCCGTCAGGTCTTCAGCGGTGACGTTCATCTCAACGAGTGAGTTTTGGGTGTGAGTTGTTGCGTTCGTGCCACCAACTCCACGAGTTACCCCTGTGATGTCATTGCCAGACACACCAGTAAAGGAGATGATTTCTCGCTTTGTTGAGTTACGAGCCTCGAGTACCAGCCTACCCTCGGTGACAGATGGAGCTGTCTCTAGGGTTATTGTGGTGTCAGAGGCACCGATGTCTGTGTAAAGTCTTGTTGCGTAGAAGTTTTCGTAAGCCATTTTTGTGTTCCTTTTTTACTATTGTAGCAGCTATCCTTGTCCTCTACTAGCAGCTCCTATTGTTGGTTTTTTACGGCTGCCTCCACTACCTGCTTGTAGGCGTTGGAATAGCTGGGCAAGATTGGGCATATCAGCGGGGTTAATTGGCTTGTAGCCCTCAACACCAGCGGTCAGGTTAGTCAGATTACCCATGTTATTTGTATCGTAGGTGCGTCCCCCACCGCCACCGCCACCGAAGCCGAAGCCATAGCCAGAACCAGAGGGGGTTTCGTCATAACCGAAGGTTGGGTTATTCCACATATCCCATACGATAGCAGGTAAGCCACGAGCTGCACGTTCTTTATTTGTCCAGTCGAAGGTTTGCTTATTATATGCTTCTTTGGCAGCTTTTATCTGGTCAGTAAACTCAGGCTTCTCGGCAGCCTTACCCTGTGTGTAGGCACCGTAGGCAGCTCCCCACTTCTTGAGTATCTCTGGTTTCTTTGGGAACTTGGCATCTTGGTGGACAACCAACTCATCGACATATTCATCTTTAGAGTCACTCTCTGGGAAGTATTTATCTGCCTCAGCTTTGTATTGGTCTTTGAGTGTTTGGTAGTAGTCCCACTCTGATGAGCTATACATTCTTTGGTCGAGTTCGGCATCATCACCAGGGGCAACCATCTTGTTCTGGAGGAGTTGCTTACGGAAGGACTCGCTGAGTCTTTGGTCAAACTCTGGCTGGATTGGCTTGCGTTTGCCATTCTCATCTGGCTGATTCTCACGTTGTTTCTTCTCTACCATAAGTCGGTAAATCTCTGGGTGAGCAGCATATTCCTTCCATTTATCCTCTGAGAAGTCATAGACTGGGGCTTTCTTGAATCTATCAGTAGAAGGGTCAAACTCATTCTGGACAGTCTCACGGAGTTTATCGTAGCCAGTAAGCCGTTTGTAAGCTTCCTGGGCATCTGGTGACATACCTTCGAGCTCTTTATCAATCTGAGCTTTCTCTTCGTGGTATTTATTCATACTTGCCTGACGCTTGAGTTGTGGGTCGCCATACTGCTCCACCTTGAATCCAGCGTTACGAGCCATAGCTTGCCAGATATTACGTTCCTTGCCATAGATATCCTTGTTCCCAGTTAAATCTTCAGCCCGTTGGTTGCCTGGTAAGCCAGTGGTACCGTAAGCAGATATTGTCTGGTCAGCTTCTTTGCCAAGCGGGAGGTTGTTTACGGCAAAGAATCGAGCAACATTCTTTAGTTGGTCTTCATTACTCAGTGGGTCTCTGCGGAACTTGCCATCCTCATTACCTGGGTCACGGATAGATTTACCACGGAAGTCTTGGTCAACACCAAGCTGGACGAGTTGTCCAAGCAATGGGTCATTAAACCCAGCTGCATTAATATCCAGCTTACCGTCCTCGATTTTGACAGGGCTCTGGTTAAACGGTAGGAACTTCGAGACACTAGCAGCACCCTCGTCATTGATGCTACTGAGTTGGTACCACGGCATGAAACGAGCGACGTTAATCTCACCGTATGGGGTTTGCACAGCCGTAGATATATCTGTAAATGGGAGTTTAGGGGCACCGAAGCGAGACTCACGCTGCTTCTGTTTGTCTGATTTACTCTTACCTGTAGCAAGATTAAATGCCTTTGTAGCATTATCTTCACCCTGGAGTTCGCTTTCACCAGAGGCAACACTCATACCATTAACGAAGGTAGACCATAGGGCAACCGTACCAGCTGTGCGGAGTGGGTGGTCGATACCAGCATTCTTGGCAATACGAACTGAGTCAGCCACAAACCTTACGAAAGCGTTACCTATGAGTGGTGTCTTTGCAGCCATGTCATAGAAGAAGCCAACAGATTTGTAATCCTGGAAGCCACGTTGGACTAGTCGAGCTGCTTCTTCGGCAGAGTATCCTCGTTGGCGGTGCACCATATATGCAGCAACTCGAGCCTGGTCATCTGCCCCAGCATAGCTTTTCTTCGCCCAGTCAGCTGCTTTACGGGCTATATTCTTGTCACCAGTAGTATCGTTAATCCTTTTAGCAAAGAACTCAGCTTGGGTAATATCTACCCCCGTAAGCCCCTGTTCGGCTGCTTCTCGGTATAGCTGACCATTATTAGCAATCTCATCGGCTGCCTTGTAATAGGCATTATTAAACTGGACGGGGTTAATACCATTGAGTTGCGAGAAGATACCACGGTTAGTCACCTGGTTTCCTAAGCGAACAGCTGGGTTAAAGATAGTCAACAGTTCCTTTTTAGCCTGGCGGATACCCCAGCGGTCATAGGTGGTAATCACATCGTTCATCGCTGAAACCATAGCGTTGTTGTACTGGAAGCCAGTAAAGTCTTCTGCCAGGTTTCGTGGTATCCACTTGCCACGAGCTTCACCAAAGACTGCGGTATCTGGTAATTGAGTATAGCCAGGGTTTGGTGTATCAATAGCTATCTTGGATGAATTAAGGTAGTTGCCGTAGTCTTGCATAGCCCAGACAGCTTGAGACTCAGCTGACTTCTTGCCAACCAAGTAGGTTGGGTCAGTGATAGCCTCTTGTACCATCTCATCAGAGACCTGCTTACGCCCCTTATATTGTCCAAGCAACTCAGCTCGGAAGCCTTGCTCAAACTTAGCAGCATCGGTGTTGCCATCAAACACAGTGTAAGCTCGCTTAATATATGAGCCTTCGGCTGCTTGTTCTGGGGTAATGAGCCCACGTCGAAGGTTCTCTTGGGTTGTTTCGTCTATCAAGGTCTTGAGTTTACCCTGCAAAGCCAGCTCTTCTGGTGTTAGGGTACCTGGGTCAATACCTAGACGAGCAGCTTGCTCTGGGTCAAGTGACGCCCAGACCTTTTGGGTTGACTCCTTCTTCATGTTCTTGGATAGGTCAGCGATAGACTCACGGTAGATTTTCCCAGTCTCGACACCGCCACGGAGTTTCATGCGAGCAGTTTGCGTGGCTGCATCAACACCAGCTTCTCGTGAGGCACCAGTAAAGAAGCGACCAAGACCTCTACCGAGTTTGCTATCTGAACGCTGGAGTGCTGCAACGCCTTCATCGAGTTTACTAGCGATTGGTCTCGTGATGTTCTCACGGATAACTCGGTCTGGCGATAACTTCTGGAACCAGTTAAGCCCCTTACGCTCCTCAAACTTTGGAGCATCATTGAATAAGACATCTTCGCCAGTCTTGTATGGGTTATTGGCATCTACCTCTGGGCTATTCGGAGCGGGGGTAGCCTGGACAACATCTTCTGGGGCAGGAGATGTGCGAGCAGCAGCCTCATCAGCAACCTGAGCGTTAATCTCAGCCTGTTTAGCTACGGTTTCAGCAGCTTGTTCAGCTTGGTCATCAACTACGCCAATAACAGCTTGCCGACTCTTTTGCAGGTCTTCTATGAGCTTCTCTGTGACTTGTTTGAGCTTAGTTCTCTCAGCCTCTATCTGGGCTGGAGTAAGTTGTGGGTTACTTTGGACGTACTGCTCGAAGTTCTCGTCAGCTTTTTTAATAACATTATCAATATCCTGCTTGTGTTGCAGAGCAGTTTGTTCTTGGTTTGGGGTTCTAGCATCAGTTGCTGCTTGTTCAGCTCGACGCTTGAGCTCATCGGATGCTGGCTTACGGTCAATAGCTGGGCGTTCTACATCATCAACAATAGCTTTTAACTCGTCCTCTGTTGCGTTACGCACTCCTTTTTTCTCAGTGGTATCAACAATATCATCAACGCTACGGGTCAGGCGGTCTTCGATAGCACCAGCTGTAGCAGATGCACCACCGCCAACAACCTCGTCAACGGGGTCAATATCATCAAGGTTCTTGAGAGCCTTGCGACCACCAGGGAATAGTAGACCACCCCCGATACCAGCTACCAAGTCTGTAGCAACTGAGGATACAGATGTGTCACCACCACGAGCGGTGTTCTGCCCCATGTACCGACCAGTAATAAGAGACTCCTCCAGAGCTTCTGCCAGAGTGAAGTTCTTTCGCATACGGTCAGCTAGGAACTTGCGTATCTTGTTGGCATCCCCTGAGTTATCAGCGAGTTTTGCCACCTTTTCGACAATATCATCTGTCAGCTTTGCCCCTTTTGGGAACTTGCTGGCAGCCTTAGCTGCAATAGTAGAAGGAATGAAGTAAGATGCAACCTCACCGACGATGTTACCAACCTTATAGGCTGGCTCGACGCCCATATCCTTAGCCAGTTTGTCCTGCTCTTCTGCCTTTTTGTTTGCTGCTTTGGTAAAACGGTTAGTGCCTTCACCCTTAGATGCCAGGTCATAAAGACCAGAAGCACCCTGTACAACACCCGTACCGACACGAGCAGCTGATAGAACTGGAGCTACCCACTGGCTTGAGCCACCTTCAGTCGCTTCATCTATCTTACCCCTGGCACGTTCCTGGAATGCTTTAACTACTTCGTCATTATTCCAGCCATACTTTTCCTGGAACTCACGAGTAGCACGGCTGATAGCAGTTGCTTCAGCTCGCTTATTCCAGTTACGGTCAGTGAATTGCCTATCGAATCTCGAGGTACGACTCTTCTCTTCTTCCAAAGCAGCAGCCATGTGCTTCTGCTGGAGCTGGAGTAGCTCTTGTGCCTTGTTGTTATTGGTCAGTGGGGGCGGGGCTTTTACTGGTGCCTGAACTGGCTGCTTGGGTTTGAACAGCTGATTAACAGATGTGATTTGTGGGTTCTTCTTTGGCTCATCAACAATGAGTTTTTGCGTAGGTTGTGGGCGGTCAACCCTTAGTTTATTCTGTTGGTTTTGCTGGGCAGCACGAGCACGAGCCTCAGCTTCACGACGCTTTTTCTCTTCGTCGTCGTTACCGTTGAATGCCCCTTTGAACCAGTTTGTTGCTTTTCTAAAGAAATCCATTTCAGCTCCTTACAGAGCTGCTTGCTCTGAGTATACGTCGCCATACTGTTGGTCGACTTTTTTCTTCTCTTCGTCGGATAGACCAGCACTATCTGTTACTGCTTTAACAGCAGCCTGTTTAACTGAGCCACTCATCGAACTGTTAATGATGGAGTCGAGAGCACCGATGGCAGCCTCGTAGCGACCCTTATCAGATGTTATGGCGGAAAGTTCCTTGCGAGCACTGCCGTCAGTGCCAAGCTCAGTTCGAGCGTTCCGACCAGTTGATAGGTTGTCCTCTAAGCTACCTCGCATACTACGAAGTGCATTAACATCTTCGGTCTGTCCAGCTCGTCCAATTTCTCGAGTGGCTGAGTCTTTGTCAGTTTGGAACTTTGTTTTTGTTGTCTTGGCGTATTTACCAAGAGCAGCTTCATCGTCTGACTTGTTCTTACCGATAGTCTTAGTGGTATCCTCAAAGCCAGCCTTTGCGTCAAGCTTGGCGTAAGTGTTATTCGTCGAGTCCTGAGCCCCGAGAGCAGCGTAACTTCGTTGGATTTCAGGAAGAGCTTTTGCATACTGGCTACCAGCTTTTTCGAGCTGTTCGCCATACTGACCCTCAAGCTCGTCTTTGCGAGTTTTAACTAGGGAGTCAAGGTCAGAGAATAGCTGTTCATATAATGAGTTGATGTCATCTTGGTAGCCACCGATTTCGCCCCTGAGAGCAGCACGTTCAGCTGCTTCTTTCGCTTTGGCGTCATCTTCTTCAGAACTTTTTGTTGTCGTAGTTGTCGTGGAACCGTTACCTGGGTTTGGGTCTGCAATCTCATCAGCAACGATAGAGCCGTATTGAGCCTCAATACCTCCTGCGAGTTTCTGAAGGGGCTTGCCCATGTTTTCAACACCGCCATTGTTATTAGCGAGCCAGACGTTGCCGTCCTGTCCTATCCAGTATTGTGCCATTTTATTCTCCTTTTTGTTTTTAATCTATGGATTATATGCCCAGTATAACACTTCTTTTATCTAACCGTATACGCTCCATCGAATCTGGCGTGGTCTTTTTCTTGGTAGAGAATAGCCCAACCAAGCAAGGTGAAGGTTTCATCAACACCACTGTTCTCAAACTTGACCTTTAGGGTGCGTGAATCAAGGTTTACCCCGACATCATAGACGGTATGGGTGTAGTCAGTTTCGGATGACTCAGTAGCCCCTGTTGAGCCAGGAAGCCCCAAGTCAGAATCGGTATAAGTGTCCTGTTGTGACGTCCCAAGTAGTAGAGCACCAAACTGGTCAACGCCAAGACCACCAACAGCTGCTGGGTTAATCGAGACTGGTTGTCCCTCGGTTCCGTTCTCAGTGATATATGAGACCTGGACTGCCCCTGTTGTCAGGCGGAATATAGGACGGAGTACATACCAGTACTTCTCACGGTCAACCACCTTACCCTCAAAAGCTCGAGTAATGAATACCGCATCAATACCGACACCATTATCTGAGTATGTGCCAGGGATGAACTCCTGCACGTTAGCTGAGTCATAATCAGCAAAGTAGAAGTGTTTGGCTCCATCTCCATCTTTATCTTTGAACACCAGCATGTCGTTAGCAGACACATTTGTCCAGTAAGCCCAAGCATAGAACCGACGGTCATATACAATCATTGCGTTACATGTCTCACTCGTATCAAGTGGGACAGACAAGAAGTAGCGGTCATCTGTGTAATAGCCTCGACACCTTTCATACTGAGATGGGTTAATCCTCTGTAGTAGGGTTTTAACACGAGAACTAAGTTCGTTAGTACGGATGCTGGCGTAGTAGTTCGGCTCGTTACCAAGAACATAGACACCCTTATCTGTGAGGAAGTAACAGTCGTTTTCAACAGAGGCGATTGCCCCGTGGCAAACTGCACCGTATGAGCTAGAGATACGCTCGACTACGAAGCCACCAGTCTCATTAAAGTATAATTGGTAGATTGAGTTTTCCTTGAAAACAATCAGAACGTCCTGGAAGAAACCGAGTCCCACGACGCTCTGACCATCACTCTTATTAATATCTACCGCCTGGACGGTGGTATCCGTGCCAGAGAAGACGGTGGCTCCTGGCACTTGGGTGGCATCATTAACACCGACGTCACCAGCCCCTGGTACGGTGTTGTTGGTGAAGACTGATGTGTTAGTAAGAGCTGAGAAGTATAGACGGAATGGTTGCCCATCTACCCCTGATGCAACATGGAAGCCTTTATAAACCACTGAAAACTTGGCTTTTGGCATTGTCCCTGGGCGAGTTACGGTAGTACCATTAAAGACAACTCCACCACTCACACCGTCCCATGCGTATGTTTTCTCGAACATAGAAGTCATTGAGATATTAGCGGTAGCATCTAGCGTCACCCCTGATAGAGCTGACCACGAGCCACCAGATAACTTCTTGAGTGTGTCACCATCACAGGTGATTGGATAGTTGTCAGCTTCGGATATAAATGAGCCTAGACCCCTTGGAGCGGTTGCGAGAGGTGCCCCGTCACCAACTAGGGTGTAGCCCATCCGTTTGCGAGCTGCACCACCTTCGACGTACTCGATGTTCTTGCTACCTTGAGTGGCTTCTTTATCATTAGCCAAAATATCTGCGATTAAAAGATTGAGTCCACGGGCTGGGTTAATAACCCGTATCTCTTTATACGGAGCATCAGCACCACCTTGACGGATGCGAGCGTAAGGTTGTCGCTGCCACTGTTGCATGGCTTTATCCTACATTTCCTGGGTAGGTACCCATCTTGTCATGGAAGTTTCTCACACTTGAGCGACCCTTTGCGACGTCAGCTCGCCCGACAAGACGGTCTAACTCGGAGTGAAGCACGTCCCACTCCTGGGTGATATCAGCTCGGGTTGGGTTCTCAGCCTGTTTCGCATAGATAGACGCAGCCAGCCCGACAACTTGGGCAGATGGGAATGGAGCTGACCCCGCAGCGTCGGTACCTAACGTGGGAGGCGTTCTTTGGTACACGACTTGTGCTGCGGAGCCTGGGTTGAGTTTGTAGCGATTCTCGGTGGTATCCCACTCAAGTGCCACTACGGTGGTAGAGGTAGTAGTCAGTATTTCTTCGAGAGGTACCTCTGTTAAATCTATAAACTTGCGATAGCCTTCGTAGTCAAAGTCTTCTGGGAGGAAGAAGTTTCCGTTGCCATCGTCGACTAGTGTGTCAGAGGAGAGTGAGAAGCCCCACTTGTAATAACGCCAGCAGTATTTGAAACCTTCTTGGCAGTAACGCTTGAGGTCGTCTTGGACGCCACCAGGCAAAACTCGACGTCCCATTAGGTTGTTGAGTGCGGTCAGGACATCGACTTGGTTGATTACATTCATTATTCACTCGCTTTGTATTCGGGGAATGCTTGTGCCAAATCCCGAACGATTTTGTTAGTTGCTTTTTTGTCTTGGTACTCGTCCTTCTTTGGGTCTTTCAGGACGCTCGTTCCATCTACTAGGATATCAGTTTCCACCAGTGCTTGCCACGTTATATTGGGGATAGAGACACCGAAGCGGAGCTGCCCCTTACGAGCCTTGCGGGTATTATAGAGTTTAGCTTTTCGGATATCAGCCATCGCCTTAGCCTGTTGCTTCTGCTCTTTGCGGGCTTTTTTATTCTGTAATGCGAGTAAGTCATGAACCATTCGCCATCGTTTAACAGGGTCTTTTTGCTCAAGGATGGCTTGGGCGAGGGAGTTGGTGTTCTTGGAATACTTTGATTTCATTTTTGTTTCCTTGTTTGACTCTATCATAGCAAAGAAAAAGCTCCCCGTACAGGAGAGCTTAATCTTCTAAGCGGTCAGTCCTAGCCTAAGTTGGTAAATCCCTTACCAGCGAAGTTAGCCTCTTCGTAGCGACCCTCGAGAGTACATTCACCGATGATTGCACCCTTCTCGTAGTCACCGCCCTTTGGAGCGTCGAAGTTGTTTGGCTCACGGAGGCTGGCGATTGCCCATGTGCTCTCACAAAGCATCAGCAAGTTTCCAGTACCACCAGCTGCGAGAACGTCGTTCACGAAACGGTGTAGGAAGAGCTTAACGATACCGAAGTCTGATTCGTAAACGTCAACTGCTGAGACAAGTCGCTTGTCCTTGCTTTCTACGTTCTTGGTTGAACCAGCTGTGAAACCAGAGATGAGTCGCTTGCCGTCTGCTGCAACGTAAGCTGCATCAACACCCTTGCTAGAAGTTTCCCAAACGTCACCCATGTAGTCTACAAAGAGTGTTTCGGTTAGGTCGGTAGCAGCGTTGGCGATTTTGTTGGTTGTGATTTGGTCGAAGATACCGCCCATTTCACGAGCTGTAGATGCGTTACCAGCAGCTGCAACACCGTTGACAATGCTCCATTCCAGCTTGTCCTTCCAGTGAACCATTGACTTAGCCATGTGGTAAGCCTTTGGAGACTGCATACCAGCGTGGGTAGTAGCCTGTTCAGTTCCAGATACTTTCCAGTCCTGACGGATAATCTGAGTGTAGTTCGTCTTGCGAGTTGGGTTTACTACGTCACCTGCACCGAAGTCAGCACCTTCAACAGTGATTTTGTCAGCTGAGGTGGTAGTTACAGCGTCATAGCTGTCAACCAACCATGAGTGTACAGAGCTCGTAGATTTGCTTTTAGCAAGTCCAGTAGACAACTGGTTCTCAGTTGGGCTTAAGTTAGTGATGATGTCCAACAGGCTTTCACGAAGGGAAGCGTTATTGTAAGTTAATGATTGTGCCATTTTTTTCTCCTTGTTTGTTTTATATCGCAGACATTACTGCTTATACAGTAACTCTATCATACACTATTATTTCAATGCAATACTACAATCTTCCAGCTTTTACCTCAGCATCGAGTATCTGCATCAGGGCTTCTTCACCGCCATCCTGGACAGCATTCATAACTGAGTCTCTGTCTAAAGTGGTTGGGATAGGTGTAGATGTCCCGCCCTGTGGCTGGACTGACTGGATTGTCGTTACGACTTGGTTATCTGTAATACCCTGCTTATAAGATGAGCTGAGTGAGTCAACCAGTTCTTTAGCTGCCTGAGTTGGAGTGATTGCTTTACCCCTCTGGAAGTAGCCCATACGGATATTGTGAACCATATCACGAACCTTCTGGTTAGAGCGAAGGGTTGGATAAGCTGCAAAGGCTGCGTCCCATTGTTTGCGTTCGGCATTCTGAATAGCGTTCTTGCGTTCGATTTTAGCTTCGATACGCTTTTCAGCAGTGCTCATAAGGCTATCGAAGAACCCTCGTATCTCTTCGGGATTGTCTGGGTTAATCTTGTCTGGGTCTGGGGCATCTGGGGCTTGTGGTACTCCAGATAATACAGACTCCATATATTCATCATACGTCTGATATGTCTCTGGTGCAGGGGTCGGCTGAGGTGTTGGTTCCGTAGGCATCCCTGGCTGCGGATTCGGCAACGGTTCAGTCGGCTCGGCAGGTGGGGCTGCCACAGGTGCAGCTTGCTCGGTACCAAACATCGTAGCGAAAGGGTCGCTCGGTTCAGTTGGGGCTGGTGGTGTTGTTGCCACTGGCTGAGGTGTTGGCTCGGCAGCAGGTGGCTGTTGTGGGGTTGGCTCTGCGGGTACTGGCGGAGCTGTTGGCAGGGTTGCTTGCACCGCTGCTATATCGTTTGCTGTTGGTTCCATTGTATTTTCCTTTTCATTTATTTAACTTACCTACAATTTATCATACATCACAATTATATTACACGCTGGGTTGGCACACATAAAGGCATTAAACTCAGTCTCACTGGGGTCACGGACGAGTGTCTTATGAATACAGTTAGCATCATTAAACGACTCGAGGTCTTCAGGAGCAATCGACTCAACGGCTTCTCCACCGTGAGTCTTGTCTACTCGTGACTGTGATTTTGGGGTTTCGTCTTTAGGCTGCTTGGTCATTTTTGAATTGGTTAAGTTGTCCTTCGATAGCTTCTACCTCTTGTGAGGCTGCGACTTCTTCGGCTTCCTTCGAGTCAATCAAGGCTCGTATCCGCATGATACCTTTGTGCTGCCCATGATAATCCAAATACTCTTCGTGGGTCAATGGAGTCCCGCCAAAGGCTTTATTAACTATCAGTGAAATCTCGCCATCAATAATCTCGAATAGAGATGGGGCATTGGCTTTGAGCTGTTTTACTTCAGCTCCCTGTCGGACACGTTTGCGGGCTGAAGCTAGTTTTCGTTCCAGTGTATCGGTGTAATCACTCATTATGACTCCATTATAGCATTGGGCTTAGGGCATTAACATTCCTAATAGGAAACGTATCGGGCATTGACTTGCCGTCTGGTTGGACGGATAGCGGGTCAACGGGGGCTTCTGACATCGCTACTTCAGCTGGGAGTGGTTCTGTAAGCTCGCCAGGCTGTTCTGGCTGTGGAGCCTCTGGGGGTGCTGCTGGGGGTGCTGCTGGAGGCAGAAGGAAGTGAGAAGCGTTCTCGGCAAAGTGCTCAGAGCCACGCATGACAATCTCGTTCCAGTCTAATCTTAGGGCGTCTGTTGGGTCTTGTGTCCTGTCAGCTTGCTCAACTGAGCTTGTCTGCCATTGCTGGAGAGCACCAACGTAAGCTAGGTAGTCCTGACGCTTCTGGTCTTTAGAGATTGGCTCAAATGAACCATCATCGACTTTTACGCCAAAGATACCCATAAGGTCTTCGGGACGGATAATCTCAGTTTTCTTCTCACCATTTTTGGTCGTCTCATATACGACATCGCTACGCATAAACTGTTGCGTATTAGAGAGCCACATCTGACCGACTTCTCTCCATGAGCGTCGGAAGTTAGACCGCATGAAGCCAACCTTTTCGGCAGCTGCCTCCATCATACGGGTCACACCAGTAGCGGTACCTTGCGTCTGGTCGTTAGCTGAGTTTGGCACCCCAGAGGCATACTGAGATATTGTAGCGTTTTCAATCGAGCCATTAATCAGGTTCATAGCTGTCTGGACATTTGAGGCGTCAGGTGATGGGAACTTAAATTGCTTCGGTAACTCACCCCTATAGCGGATTTCTCCACCTGGTTCGATGACATACGGTTCAACCACTGAGCCTTCTTCGATGGCAATCATACCGTCAGCCATGTTGTGCGAGTCCATGTAGTGGTTAAAGATGTCGTTAATAGCAGCTTGCAGGGTCTCGGAGTTCTCGAAGATAGACTCACCCCAGAACTGATATGGCTTGCGACGTATATAGAAAGGAACGAGTGGGTACTTCTTGTGCCAGTAAACATTCTCGCCACGATAGAGTTCCACCCAGCCCGTGCCACCGACGCCATAAATAACTAACTCATTAAACTCTTTGTCCCAGCACTCGTAAGTCTGAGCCATTTGGACGGTTGTATCGAGTGAGCTCGAGTCTTGCACGGTAATAAGTCGGTTACGAGATGCCTCATATTGAGCAAACTCATTCGTAATGGCACCGACTTTTAGGGTTTTGAGGGCTGCTTTATCAATCTTTGGGTCTCGCTCCAGCTCGTAGACAGGAACTTGGTCAGCAATAATAACCCACGGAGACTTCTGCAACCCCTTAGCCCCTGGCTTGAGGAAGAAGTTAAAGATATTCACCCCAGTGAAAGCGTTATACCCTTCGGTAGCGGAGTCATTCTTCACTTTCGAGTAATCCATGCCAGACTCACCAGTAACATACTGCTTGTAGTCAGTTGTCTTGTTGAGATAGGGGGCTCGTCCAACACCTTGACCAGTAACGGCTGCGTCAAGCATAACTCCTAGCAACTCATCCTGGATTGGCTCTTCCATTAGGGGACAATCGTAATCATACGCCAGTTTCATGCGAACTTTCTCGGTTTTGGCGTTCATTTCGTCCATGTAGAGGTCAAATGCCTCTTTATCCAGTGTATTTACGGGGAGTGTACGGACAGATACGTCCCAGCCTGGGCGATATTGGATGAAACGGGAAATCAAGTCCCATACTTTGGAAGCAATAATAGGCATGTAGACCTTAGAACGCCACGGAGCCATCGCAGGGTTTGTAACGTGAGCATACATATCGTCATACCACTTAGACCACTTCTGGAACAGAGGTAGTTGATAGGTTTTAGCAACCTCAAAGCGGTCTGACCACTTCTTTGCTTCGATTGCTTGGTCAATAACTCGTTCTTTTTGCTCGACTTTTGGTTGTTCTTTCGTGCCTTTACCGTCTTTTGGCTGGGCTTCGCTGAAACCACCAACACCTTGAGCTGCATCAATGTCTCTTAGGTTGGCAATGGGGTCATTTTGTTTTTTGTTTTTATCCATGTTTGTCCTCTATTAGAATAATCTTATCACTTATATATCTTCAAAGCGAGGGTCTCTAATTTCACGTTTCAGAAACCTGGAGACTCTGACTCGAGCATCATGGTAGTCCATTGGAGCGACGGTTGTTCTACGCAGGTAGAAGTCCTCCTCCATTGTAACCCTTTTAGGGTCATCAAGGATAACGTATTTCTTGCGAAACCTGTCATCACTCCAGATAGTTGCTTCGACAAACTTGAGCCCACAGAGGTAGAGATAGGCTGCGAGTGCGGTGTCATCAGTGACAAAGTATTTTGAATCCATTTTATTTCCTTCTCAGACTATCATACCACTAACTCAACAATCTTCCTGTCGATGGGTGGTATATTTTTTGAGCCTTTTTAATCGGACTAGCACCATTCACATGGTCATTGACGAGATATCTCAGGGCGTCCATAAGGTGGTTGTTCTTGTCCTCGGGTGTTTCGGAGACTTCTCCCCAGGCATCACGCAATCGCTTGTAGGATTGGAACTCACGGATAATCGATTTGCAGTTACGCCCGACAAATAGCTTGGGTTTGCCAGTCGATTCCCGAACGTAGAGCTTTGTTTTGACCTGGCGGATACCACCACGGATGGAGTCCTTGCCCTTTTTGCTAGGAGTGACCCAGACTCGCTGCTCGCCCAGTGCTTTAGACTTGAGTGAGGCAATTTCTGTCGCCCCAGCGGAGTCTCCTATAATACGAGTAAAGTATTGGTCTCCCATCTTGGTGTGCAATATGGAGGCAATCTTGTCGACGGGGAGGTCTGGCAGATAAATCTCATCATATATATACCAGTTGTCGTCCTTATCGATAGCCACGAAGACGGCAGCGAATGGGTCTTTGAGCCCGAAGTCCATCCCGATAGCGAAAGTGACGTTGTTTCTCGGAATCGTATTTGGGTTAATGACGTGGACATCTTCACTAAACTCGTTGTATACCAGAGAGCTCGGAGTCGTAAACTTGGCTTCCCACTCCTGTACCCATTCGTCAATCTTGCCCTCTCGCTCATATTCCATCTTGGCTTCCGACCACTCGTCTTTCGGGAAATAAGGGTTGTCTAGTGCTGTGGCGTGAGAGTAGTACCATTGCTTATCCGAATCCATCGAGGTTCGAGCAGACTCAACGATATCGTAGAACGGGTTGTGGACGCCATCAGGGGTCGAACTAAAGATTGCCCACCCCTGTTGGTCAGCCAGTGCAGGACGGATGATTTTTCTCCAGGTATCTGAGCCGTATTGGAAGAAAGCAAACTCATCAAGGACTGCCCCACTCAGAGATACACCACGGAGGCTATCGGGGTTGTTGGCACCCTTGAGGTAAATACGAGATGGGTTTGCCTCTTTAGAGTGGTCGCAGTCAATGTTATAACCAAGAATGGATTTTGTTTCCAACTGGTAGTGTAATTGCTGGAACTCAACGTACAATTCGCCCTCGTCAGTCTTTTTGACGATAGCATCTGGAATCAAAACTTTGAGAATATCTTGCCAATAAATTGACTTGGCCTGGGTGTAAGTAGGTGCAATGATGTAATAATTACCTGGCTTTTCTAGTGCCTTGAGCATCGTGTATAACGCTATACCTAGTGATTTTCCGCTACGTCGACCCCACACTAAAGCCATGAAACGAGCCCCCGAACGCATGAATGACCTCTGTTTAGCGTGTGGGTATGGAAGTTTGTGTGCCATTTTCGCCTTTCATTTGTATTTTCTATTTGACCTAATAATACCATGGTGCTAAATTAAGGGAGTATGAAATATATCGTAAACACCACAATCACATGCTATACTACAGGTGAACTTACGATGTTCACATACCCAAAATCAAGCACTTCTTAGGAGGTGCTTTTTTGGTTTGGGGCGATAGCTTAGACGGTGCAACTCCGAAAGCTGACTCCTTAGCCGACTCCTGATACGGGCGTAAGGTCGTGGACAGGATGGGTTAGCGAGCTATCGTTGAGCTATGAGGGTAACTCAGTGTTGATAGGTGACAGTTTTTGCATATCGACAACCCCCTCACCAACTGCTGTTTCGTGCTGCCACGAATCTGCGGGGGGTAGGGGGGGTGTCTCCTGGCTCTTGTTTTGCATATAGAAAATGTAGCTTTCCCCCCTATTATGTTAGGGGGGTTAGGGGGGTAACAAACAAACCATCTACTAGAAACTTCTATGGTATATTTTATTGGGAGCTGTAAGCCATCAGACGTGATGCAGTAAGTCTCCCACTGTGATATCATTTATCTGTAATGCCAATAAACAAAGAAAATGAGGGAAAATATCGTGGCTAAAATCACTTTCGGTGAATACGCAGGTTTTATTACCAAAAACCAAATCAGGTTCCAAAAAAACAATAAACTCATCTCTGAGAAACTCGTACCCCCAGAGGTCGTAGCTCACCTTCGTCGCAAGCTAGAGCGTCAGATTCTCGCAGATAATCCTCCCGTAGAGCTCCAATCTACTCAGCCAGTAACTGATGAGGAAATCGAAGCAGTTGCATCAACAATCGAGGTTCCAAAAGAGACTCCTTTGGTACCAGAGCCAGAAGTTTTGGAACCAAAACAAGAAGCTTTGGAACCAATGAATACCCCTGTTGACCCAGACTTTCTTGAGTCAGTATCAATTCATACAGCTTCCTTAGAAGACATCGCTCAGTCTCTTTATGAACGCTTCGGCATTTATTCTGTCTACCTTAACAAGATGCCCGCAAATGACGAGGTAAACCCTTTGACTGGCGAGACATTCACCAAGCATCACCTGGGTATGGCTTACCAGGCGTCCATCAGAGCCCAGCATTCGGGTATATTAAAGCGACCCCCAGAACTCGCCAGAGTCGCTATCGATAACGGTAGAGCAGCCTCAGAGAACCGCAGGGATGCCTTTGTGCCACTCCCTACAACAATGGGTGAAGCTCGCATACAAGACTCATTCGCTTACCGTACTTCCGTAAGGGGAGCATCGGGTTATGGGCAGAACTCAGCTAAGGGTGAGATGATTAACGTCGTCGGTGAAGATGGGCAAGTCCACTCCTCTCGGCTAGACGTTGGAGCCCCAGATGGTCAGTCACCTTCTGGCATGATATCTGTCCAACCAGATGGACGATTTGACCTAGATGAACCACTAGCAGAGCCTCCATTCAGGGGTAAGAAGATAATTAGACCAAACTGGTAGACAAATGAGTAATCAGTATGTCACTGTACCAAGACGACTAAGCCCCGAGGACAAGGAGTTTATTAAACTCATTGAGGGTGGCTCGAAGAAAGCCCCTGCATTTAGGAAAGCCTACCCCAATCATCCGAGTGTCGTGAAGTGGCATAACTCAGATAGTGGCTCACGAGACCATCAGCGAGCAACTGAGTTAATTATCTTGGCAGCAAAAAACAAACTCCAAGCAAAATACATGCAAGGAGCAATCCAAACGTACCACGACAAGATGGAGACCTTCTCTGAGAAATCACTGGATACGGCTATCGATTTAGTCGAGAACGCCCGTAGTGAGAAGGTTCGCTCCGACCTAGCCATCGAAGGCATTAGGCACAAGATAGGCACCCCAGTCCAGAAGGTAGCAATCCAGCAGCAGAAAACAGTTATCCTCACCTTTGGCAACCCGCCAGATGAAGACCGAGACATTATCGAGGGCGAGTCTCAGTAAGCTCAATAAGCTCAGTAAGTTAATAAGAGAGACGTTTGCGTGGGGGATGCCCAAGATGGAAGTATTTGCAGCTCTTGCATTTATAAACATGCAGCTTCTCAATCTTTATCCCTTTGGCTTTCACGGGTGAGCCCCTTCGTCTCATCAGATGATTATGCGTCTGAGCTTGCTTCCAGGTTAGGAAGACCTTTTTCCCACCACAGGAGATATCATTGGCAGAGTCAAATGACATTATCCTTCTCCCACTTTTTCACCCTATTCATCTCCTGCTTTGAGTTTGGCGAGGCGTTCTGCTTTATAGTCAACCAGTTCACCTATCCGCATTGGGATGTGTTCTTTGGGGTACTCGTCTTCCCCAATTACTTTATCTACTAGGTTTATGATTGAGGTGAGGGCTTTCTCGATGCTTGGGTGTTTCAGCCTTTCGTGCATTAGCTCAGCACCGTTTTGTTTCACCAGGTCAGTTAGTATCTTCTCTAATTCTTCCTGAAAGCTCATTTATTCAACTCCTCTATCCCCTTTGCAATATATCCCTGCTTGTAGGCTTCCGCCATAAGTGCCTTGATGTCATTCTTTGCGTCAATCCAAGCTTCCTCTGCTGCTATGCCGTCAGCAAAATCATTGAGTATTTCATCTATCTTGGTGTCAATGGTCATTTCTCTCTCACAATCAAGTTAATTTTACCTATGGCGGTGTCCTGAATATCGTCTATAGCTATGTCCATTTCGGGTGCGTCTACCTTGCTTATGCAGTTTTTCAGCTTGACTGGTAGCTCGTAAAGTCTGGCAAAACCTTGTGCGTATGCTGCACCGCCACCTGACCACACGAATAGCTCTACATTCTTAAAAGTATCTAGTATTGAGAAAAGTTGTAATATTCTGATGTTCGGGTATTGGCAAGTCTCGGTACAATTACACCTAAGCGTACCGTCTACATCAAACGCTATGCGTATCTTCTGCATTTTGCCAAAAGGTAGACCGAGTTCTTGGTTTTTACTCATCGCTCTCTCCTATCGCTTTTAGTAGATTAGCTTGGTAGGTGTCTAAACCTCTTTGGCAGTCTACAATTGTTACTGCGCCAAGTGGGTTGGCTTGTATCTCAGGCTTTGCATTTACTACCAGTTCTCGGACTGCTTTCATCAGCTCCCTTTCAGCGTCAGAACCCTCAAGCTCTCTTGCGTAGGTTTCTATCCATTGTTTTATGGTCATAGTGATTCCTTTGTGGGATGGGCTTGCCAAGTGTCCCCATTGTTCAGGCTTTCGTCGTCGATGTCGTACCATGTTTTGCCACCGTCTCTTGAGAATGTAGTACCTCTGCGTTTGTTCTGCCACATTCCCTTGCCATCAGCGGTCATTCCCGACACATCCATCCATTCATCGTCTGATTTGCCGATAGGCGTAAGGTTCTTAAAACTGGCTACTTCGTTGAATAGTTGTAGGACTGTTTGAGCTGAAAAGCCACTGTGTCCCTGTTTCGCAAACACCTTGACAAGTTCCAGTACAGCTTCGCCTAACATACCGTCGTAATCGCTGTCTTTGTCGAACAGTCCAGCTAGTTTCAGTTCGTATTCTGCGTGTTTTACCAAGTTGCTCATCTTATTCTCCTCTATTTACTTTGATTGGGGGTTAGCTTTTTCACTAGATTGTGTATACCACGACCAGAACCAACGCCCTTGCCACTCCACCAGCCTTTGTACGGGTAGAGTTTTATAGAACCGTTTACAATCAGACATTTATTATCTTTGGGGTCTAACCCTACCCTATGACCTGCGTTCATCAGCAAGTCGGTAGCATACTCAAACCTTGTTGGCTCTTTTTTGGCACGTTCTTTTAGGGCTTGTTCTTTCATAAACCGAAAGTCATCTGCTAGTTCGCCCATAATTATTCTCCTTTACTTTGATTGATAAGTGCCTGGTTCGAGTGGCGTGGGTCGTCTACTCCCACCGCATCCATAGGTTGTAAGCTGTCCGTTGTTTGCAGCAACATGGTTTGGATATACCCTATGACTTACGTTGTGCCACCCGATGTCAGACACTTGGTGCGAGGGCGTGACCCTCTCGTTGTAACGCTGCACCTTGCGTCCCACAATCACGACTTGTGGTTTATCAGATGACTTCTTTATACTCGTTTACATCTGCACGAGTTCTTGGCTGTTGACTGCAGAAGTCCATTTAACTGCCTGACCATTGCGAAGCAGCACCAAGAGTTGTTAAAGAACTGCGCTAAAGCCCGTTATACTCCTCCCAAAGTGGGTTAACCTTATCAGCATACTGCTCAGTAATCTGCCGACCAATCTCGTCATCCTGACAATATCTCAATTCCTC